TTGAAGTCCTCGTGATGGTGTCTGGCTGATCACACCACACGCACGCCAGGTTGCATCCTGCCACACGTATGAATGTCATAGGAGTGCCGAGGAAGACACCTTCACCCTGAAGGCTGGTGAAGATTTCGTTCACAGCGATTTGTCGTCTAGACTCGTCCGTCATGGTCGACCCAACAGGTTGCCGTCTCGAAGAGTCTGAGGTGAACGAGCTCGACTGGATCAGCGAACTGACACTTCTCCAGCTGCGCCCACATCCACTGCACGATGTACTCACTGGTGGCGTCCTGGACATCGAGGACGTCGTTGATGAACTGGTGGTCGAGGCGGTCGTGGATCGCGTGCTTGAGAGCGTCTCCCACGGCTTGGAAGTCCACGATTGAGTTGGACTTCTCAGAGACGGGACCCTCGTAGGTGGCCTCCACTCGCCATGTGTGGCCGTGAAGCCTGTGACAGGGGCTGTTCTTCCACGCACTGCTCTGCAGCTGGTGTGCTGCGTCGAACGTGATGGCTTTCGTGACTTTCATTCCTCCCCCCTGAAGTGAAGGCATGTGGCAGAGATCCTCTGAGTCGTCCTATTCCTCTCGAGGCCAAGCAAGAGGAAGAAACGAGGACGGCCGTCGGCTCTCTGCCACATGCCTTGTGAGCACCAGACTAGCGTGCCACTCTTGACTCGGCAGAAGTCGCAGTCAGTGCAGTTCCTCTCACCGCGGAGCGTACCCCGTGACCTTGTTTCTGTAGACTGGCTTGCCATCCTTGTCCACCATGGGCAGGAGTTGCACGGCTCCTGTGGCCGCGTCGACCTTCTGGGTCATACGTGGCTCACGCACCAGGGTCACGCGGAGGAAGGCGCCGATGAGCTCTTCGGTCTTGAAGCCCGTCGGGCCCGGAAAGACACCGCACGCGTTGACGAAGTCTCTCACTCGCCACAGGGCGGCTTCCGTGAGGGTGAGGTTGTCGAAGAGGATCCTGCGGCCGGCGTACTCGACGGGCTCGGCGACGATGTAGGACACGTCGAGGTAGGGATTGTTCTTCTTGCTGACCTTCCTCTCGATCTTCTCTACCTGACACAGGTACTGCGACTCCGGTAGCGCCTCTGCCTCCGGGATGTTCGTGAGGTCGACGTTGATTTCCATGCCTAGCCTTTCAGTAGGTGATTCCAGGCCGCTGCGATGTTTGCCTTCTGCACCGTGACCTGGGCTGGTGCAGATGGAACCCGACTCTTAGCGTAGTAGATTGAGTCAGGCTGTGTGGTGAGCAGTCGCTCTGTTCCTCCCTGCACGCTGCGTGCGAACATACGGTACACCTCGTCCGCCAAGTAGCACACTTCGGGGGACATCTGCTTGCCGGGCAGTTCTGGCCCTCCTTTCATCATGCCGGACTGGTCCTTGTCGATGCTCTCCGCCGCAGTGAAGATGACTGTCTTGCCCTTCTGGATCAGCAACCTCATGCGGCGGAAGAGGTTGCGGAGCCTCTCGAGCGTCAGGTAGAAGTCGAGCTGGGCGCTGAGCTCCGGATGCACACGAGGCGCATTGGGTACCTGACTCTGCACCTGTACCACACGCCCGCACTCTGTGAGCGTGTCACAGATAACCACGTCATGCTCATCGTCGTTCCACAACCAGTCGATGCCGCGCACCATGTCTGGGTAGGACACGACACGGAAGACGCTGGCCGGCACGTTCTTGACGACGCTGAGACCTGCTTCGAAGTCGAAAGCGAATCGCTTCTTGGCCGGATAGGCGAACGCGAGACTTGTCTTTCCTATGCCTGGTGGGCCGTAGATGACGATCGACCTACCGTTCGCGTAGGAGATGTCCTTCATGTCCACCAGGCCTGCGAGAGGTGCTTGTTGTGTCATACCATCCTTTCCAGGAGCTCTTCCTCGTGGCTGAGCTCCTTCCGCCGGTAACCCATGCCCTCCGCCAGTGTGACGCGGTCGGGGTTGAGGCACAGCATGCGATAGGGGCAGGTGCCCCAGTTAAAGCACGAGTGGGGTGAGAGCGGCCAGCGGTTCTGGTCGTAGGCGTCAACGATCTCCTGGACGACCTGTGTGAGCTCGTCTTGGAAGCGGTTCAGTTCATGCTCATCAAGCACAACAAAGTCCCTGACGAGCGCCGGGTACTTCGTCGTCCGTATGATATCGACAAGAGCTCCCACAGGACGCCTGCCGAGTCGACGCATAGCCCACGTGTATCCACGCACCTGATCGTCCAACTGGAAGCGTCCCACCAGATCGCTAGGTACCTGGCTCGTGAACTTGCGCTCAACTGTCCACTCCTTCTCATCGTACGTGGCATAGCCGTCGAGCTCTCCGACGTACCACACATGCCGCTTGGTGCGGCCGCTGGTGCTGACGACGACGCCCATGTCCACCTTCACGGGTGTGCCTGTCATGATGTACTTGAGAGGTTCCTCAGCGTTCTTGATGAAGTACTCTGTGAGGGCATTCGTCAGGAGCGGATGCTGTGCGAGCTCTGGGTCCTGCACGAGCAGGTCTGCCTTGGACTTGTCTTTCACCCACTCGTCCACTAGTCTGTGGCCAAGGCGTCCGCGAGCGAAGGGCTCGGGCGTCACGCTGGGCTCCAGGCCCTCCACAGCTGTCCAGTAGTACTTGCGGTGGCACTGCTGGAAGAACAGCCTACTGCTGTGACTGATCAGCAAGTGCGGGATCTGAGATTCCTGCATCGGCGAAACCTTTCTCCCTCACTTTGCATGAGGGGCATTCCATGCACGGCTTCTCGCCTCCGGCGTAGCAGGACCATGTCAGCTCGAGTGGCGCTCCGAGCTTCTGGCCGAACTTGATCACGTCTCCCTTCGACATATACACGATCGGGGCGAGGATGGAGATTGGATGCCGCAGCCCTAGGCGAAGCGCTCCCTCCATGGCGTTGAGGAACGGCGGCCGGCAGTCTGGGTAGCCGCTGAAGTCCACGGCATTCCATCCGCCAGCGAGGTAGTGGATACGTCGTGCGTCAGCGATGCCGCCCAGCATGGCGAGCATGACGATGTTCCTGCCAGGTACGTACGTGTTGCTGACAGCGTAGCCGGCCTGGTCCTGCACCGTGCCTGCAGCGTCCTGCTGGTTGAATGCGCCGAGAGGCAGGAGGGCGCTGGAGCCCCGAAGGTACTCGAAGTTGACCTTGATGACTTCGGGCTTCGGGAACCCACCCACCTCGCAGAGGGTCTGGGCGTGTGCCAGCTCTTTGGCGTGCGACTGGCCGTACTGGAAGTGCACTGTGCTGACGACCTCGAAGTCGTAGTGCCTGCAGTACCAGAGGGTGGTCGCTGAATCCAGCCCACCACTCACGAGGACGATTGTCTTCTTGTCGTCGCTCAACGTTGGCTCCTTTTTGAACTCTTGAGAACCTTGTGTCACTTGGTGGCATCAAGAGAGGGCCCGTACAGGCGCCCTCTCTTCGGCCTACCTACGCCACCTCGTCCTTGAGGAGCCCGAGCTCCTTCGCCTTCGCCAGGAGAGCCTTGTTCTTCGCGTGGTACTTCTTGTGGCTCTCGTAGATCTTGGCCTTGTTCGCCTCGTAGTAGGCCTTACGACGCGCCTTGGCCGTCTCGCCCTGGTTGTACTTCTGCCGGGACGTCTTCATCTTCTCGGCCATTGCCGGGTCGGCCTTCATCAGCTCGTTGCGCTTGGTCTGGTAGGCCGCCCGCTTCTCGCGCTGCGCCTTCAGCCTTGCCACCGCTGCCTGAACTTCTTCCAACGTAGGCTCGTACGTGGTCTCGGAAGACATTTCCAATTCTCTCCCACTCGTCCTCTCGGACAAGCTCTGTTAGGGGTGAGCTGCGGAGGATCTTGTGTCGACGGGTCCACTTGGACAGTGAACGCTCGACGATGTCAAGTCCTGTGATGGGTGAGTACCTGATGTGGAGACCATCTTTCAGGATGATCCCACCGCCAGATACGAAGGTCTCTTTCAGATCACCTCCTATGCAGTCATGCAGTTGTTGGAGCACGCTCTTGGTGGTCGTCGCACCGAGGAGACCGACGTCACGAAGGAAGGTGTCGACGTCTTCACTCGTGAGGATGGTTTCCCTCAGCCGCCACTGACGCCCCGCACGCGTGACCTTCTGTAGACCATTCGCAGTGTGGTAGCGCATGTAGCCGTGCTCCTCGTTGTAGAGGACTCCACGATAGCCATGGTCCTCAACGACCTTGGCATCAAGGGCCTTCCCTAGGAGCTGTGTGCGGCTGTGTCTTGTCATCAACATGTGTCCATTATACAGCTTGGTGAAGTGGTTGTCAAGTGGTCAAGTTGATCTGCCGCTCCAGCTCTCTGCACCTCTCCTCCGCGGTGAGTAGCTGGGCCCTGAGGGTGAGCTTCTCGACAAGCACTTGGGAGATCTTCTCCGTGAGGCGAAGGTGTTCCCTCTTGAGGTAGGCATTCTCCTCTTTCAGGTTCCTCGCCATCCCCACAAGTCTATTTCGAGCCATCAGTCTCCACCTCCCTCTTGATGTCGATTGAGCCTATGATGTCCAGACGGTGCTGCGTCTCCTCTGCGTGCGCCAGGCCGTCGTGGATGCTGGTGCCCCACCAACCGCAACCGCAGCGTACACGCACTTCGATGACCTTGTGAATGCCGCCGCTCATGTCAGAGGTACCTCGATGAGAGTCTGGCAGTGCGGACACCGCATGGCGCGGACCCACACGGCCTTCTTGGGCGCGACGGTGACCTCCTCGATGCTGGTGATGTTTCCGCGGCCGTTGAACGCGCTGAGGATCTCGTTCCTGGTGAGAGCCTTGTTTGGCTGGAACTTGGTTCTGGACCGCCGACGGATGAGCTTCGCCTCCAGGAGGTCCTTCGTGCGGTGGTGCATCCACGTGCTGCTGGCGTCGAGCTGCCTGAGGAGATCGATCGGCTTGAAACTGCCTGTGCGCCCTTCGAGAAGCTTGGCGAGTTGGATCTTCTGAGCGACGGCTTGAGAGCCTTTCATGCGTTCTCTCATGCGCCCTCCTCCGGCTTGTCTACCATGCCCAGCTCCCTCGCCTTCTTCAGGAGCGCCTTGATGCGCTCGTTGCGGCCCTTCATGTACTGCTTCCGTCGCTCGGCGATGTCTGGACGGGCGTTGTACTCGCGCATGTAGGCCTGACGCTTCTTGAAGCTGTCAACGGCTTTGAGGAGCTCTGGGTCGGCTTCGTTGGTGTCGCCAGCCTCGACAGCCTCGTCAGCCTCCTGTAGGGCTTGCTGGCAGTTGAAGCACATACCGTCGTACCTGTCGAGCTCCTTGCTGTCTGTCACTTCCTCACAGACGTTGCACTTCATCTCATCCATTGTCGGCATTCTCTTCCTCCACGGTGGCCGTGCCGATGGGGTGCGGTGCGCGCAGGCTGTGTGCGGCTCCTTTCTGGCGCCTGCTATTGCTGATCATGTTCACATTGTAACATAATGCGTGCGGTAAATCAAGTGAAAATTTTTGTCCCGATGAGCGATCGGTCTTGCGATCACTTGTCTACAAGCATGTTGAGGATCTCGAGAAGGATGTTGATGAGGTCGCGGAGCATTGTGCATCACCTCCCTTGCATGTGTAGGACGAGCCAGAACAATCCCAACACCAGTAGGCTTCCTGCTGCTCCCAGCACGAACGCCAGGGTGAGGCTCTTGAGCCGTTGGGAGCGAGGAACGAAGCGTCGACGGTGTGCGTTCACGGCACGAGCCCGATCACGAGGACGGCGAGGCCGAGGCTCAGCATAAGCCCGATGGCGATCCCGATCACGAGGGCGCGGGCGAGGGTCATGGCACGGGCCACCACCACAGGAGCCCCGCGAATAGCGCCCACACCACGAACGCGGTCGTGACCACGATTCCGCTCGCACGGCGCAGACTCACGGCGTCTCCTTCGGCGGGGCGAGGGCGGCGCGGGCGATCTCAGCGGCATTGGCCACGGGCATGGGGTAGCCGGGTTGTGGGACGCCGAGTTCGTTCACGATCTCCCGCAGCGCCGCCCCCAGCCGGGCGCGGGCTTGGCGCTCCTCACCGTGTTCGCGGGCGCAGTTCTGGTAAGCGCCCTGGAGCGCGAGGTTGTCGTCCTTCAGCCGCTCATTCTCCTTCACCAGCGCGTCGCGCTCGGCGCGGAGGGCAGTGATGATGGCCCGCGTATCGCACCGGCATCCCGCGTTCAAACCGACAGGGCCGGGGTCAG